GCACATTGTCAGCGCGTAACAATGTCAAGATGTTCGTAAATCACGACGACACCATGCCGCTGGCCTCAACTCGCTCGGGCACGTTGCGCCTGATGGAAGATGACCGAGGCCTCAAGGTTGAGGCAGACATGCCCAACACCACCTTTGCGCGTGACCTCGTTGAGCTGATGCGCTCACGAATTGTGGATTCCATGAGTTTTGGTTTTCACGTCCCTCGCGGCGGCGATGATTGGAGCGATGACGGCCAGCGCCGTTACCTTAACGAGATTGCCCTGCGCGAGGTTAGCGTGGTCACCGGCTTCCCGGCCTACGAGGAAACCAGCGCAACCATTCGCAAGGCGCAGATCCTTGCCCAGCGCACCGAGACTGACGCCGACGCACTTGCCGACGCACTCACGGCGCTTGAGGCTGGCAATGAACTCAATGAGGACCAAGCCAACTTGCTGGTTGATGTTGTAGACCGCCAGCGCGTCAAGGCTGAGCCAACGGTTGATGCGTCTGAAGTAATCAACGTCTTGCGCGACAAGTTGAACTTGCTGGCTAAGGCCGTCTAGTTCATCGGGGGTGCATTGGTAAGCCCCGCTGCTAAATCCCTACAGGGCTACAGCGGGTACGTCGGTTCGAATCCGACCACCTCCACCATCACCAACTGCGGAGCCGCGTTGGTGTGTCCCGGTTGCGGAGCCGCGCCGGATTGTCCCCCTGCGTATCCAACACATCATGCAAAGGAGTAGTCATGGACTACGAGAAGCACCTGCATGAGGAGCGGGCCAAGGCTTACGAGTCGGCCAAGGAGATCCTTGACCGGGCGGCTAATGAGTCCCGCAGCCTCGATGCAACCGAGCGGGAAGGCGTAGACCGCGCTTTCTCTCACATGGACGACCTGAAGGCACGCATTGACGATATGCGCAGCCTTGCTGCCCGTGAGCAGGAGATCGCTTCGGCGACCGCTGCGCACGAGGAAGCACGCACTGTCTCGGCAGCCGTTGCCGATGCACCCAAGTCCGACGAGGACCTGATCCGGTCGCTGTACCGCGGCGAGGTTCGCACTGTGAACTTTGAGCAGCGCGACGTCACCAAGGGCAGCACGGGCGCTCCGGTTCCCACGTCCTTCTACGACCAGGTTCTGTACCTCGCCCGCGAGGTCGGCCCGATGCTGCGTGTCGGCACGGTCATCAACACCGCTGGTGGCGAGACCTTGCAGATTCCGTCACTGTCGGCCTACAGCACCGGCACCATCACCACTGAGGGCAACACCATTGGTGAGTCCGACCCCACCATGAACTCGTTTGTGGAGTTGGGTGCCTACAAGTATTCGTTCTTGACCCAGGTCTCGACCGAGCTGCTTGAGGACTCAGCAGTGAGCATCACCGACCTGATCGCCACCAACGTTGGTAACGCTCTCGGCTATGCCGTGAACTCCGCGCTGACCACGGGCGACGGCTCCAGCAAGCCCAAGGGCGTTGTTGCTGCCGCTGGTTCGGGCGTCACGGGCGGCACTGGCGTGTCCGGTGCTTTCACCTACGACAACCTCATTGAACTCATTTACAGCACCGACGCTGCGGCTCGCGCCCTGCCCGGTTTCGCTGTGATGGCTTCAACGTCGGCCATCGTGGATATGCGTACTCTTCAAGATGGCGCTGGGAACTACGTGTTCTCCCCGTCGCTTGACCAGGCGACCGCTGATCGCGTTGTTGGCTACCCGCTCATTGAGAACCCGGCCATGGCAACTGTGGCTACCTCGGCTAAGTCCGTTATTGCGGGCCACATGCCGTCGTACTACGTGCGCCAGGTCGGCGGCATTCGCCTCGACCGCAGCGATGACTACGCATTTGCCGATGGTCTCGTGACGTTCCGGGCGTCGTTCCGAGTGGACGGCGATCTTCCAATCGCCAGCCACATCAAGTATTTCATCGGTGGCGCTTCCTAAGCCTCGGTGAACCCCTCGTGAGGGGGTCGCGGGCGCGCAGGACTGCGGCCCCCTCACACCCTGCGCACAGAAAGACACAGCCATGGCTAAGTCTGGAAACCCTGCAAAGAATTCGGCAATCCCGCAAACCGACAACGCACGCGCCATTCTGTTCAGCAGTAACTCGCCTTACGCCGCCACAGGCTACGGGCAACAGACTGAACAGTTGGCAACACGCCTACAGGCCGCAGGCCACAAGGTGGCCCTAGCCAGCAACTACGGGCTTGAGGGAACGATCAGTGAGTGGCGCGGGATGCGTCACTACCCTCGCGGCTTTGACCTCTACAGCAACGACGTCGTGCCAGCGCACTACATGGCCTGGGCGCACGAGAATCCAGACCTAAAGCCGCTCCTGCTGACCTTGTTTGACACCTGGGTGTTCAAGGGTAAGCAGTGGGACATGGTTGAGCAAATCGCGTCCTGGGTGCCGATTGACCACACCCCGTGCCCACCTGAGGTGCTGGCCTGGTGCTCGCGGCCTAACGTCACACCCATTGCCATGTCTAAGTTCGGCAAGGCGATGCTGGACCGCGCCGGCGTTGAGTCTTTCTACGTCCCGCACGCCATTGACACCACGGTGTTCAAGCCCACTGAGAAGTTTGACGCCGGCGGCAAGCGCATGACCGGGCGACACTTTATGGAAGTTCCAGACGACAGTTTCGTAGTCGGCATCAACTCAGCGAACAAAGGTGGCCGCCAGGGCTACAACCGCAAGGCCTACCCCGAGATGTTCTTGGCGTTTGGCATGTGGGCGCAAAAGCGCACCGACGCTGTGCTCTATATCCACACCGAGGACAAGGGTGCCATGGGAGGCATCAACTTGCGCGAACTTGCCAGCGCCTGCGGCATACCTGATGACCGCATCTTTTTTGTTGATCAGTACGCCTACCGCAGCGGCATCCCACAGAACGTCTTGGCAGCGATCTACACCGCCATGGACGTGCTGCTGCAGCCGTCGCTCGGTGAGGGATTCGGAATCCCAGCCATCGAATCGTTGGCAACCGGCACGCCCGTCATTGTCAATAACGCCACGGCTCAACCTGAGCTGTGCGGCGACGGTTGGATTTGCGAGGGCCAGCCGGTTTGGGACGATGCACAGAAGTCTTGGTGGCTGACCCCATCGGTTCCCAGCATCATTGAGAACCTTGAGGCTGCCTACCAACGAGGCCGAGGCCGCAGCGCTGAGGCCATCAAGTTTGCCAAGGATTACGACGCAGACACCGTCTACCGTGAACAGTGGGTGCCGGTTCTGGAGGCACTGTGATCCCGGCGCTGATTGTGCCGATATTGACTGGGCCTGAGTTGCTGTATCGAATGGTGGCCAGCATTGACCACCCCGTTGAGCACTTAGTCATCATTGACAATGGGCGCTGCGTTGATCCCTCACAACTTGGCGATTGGGCTGCACGCATTGAGCGCGTGAGCCTGTTGCCAATACCCGCCAACCTCGGCGTTGCTGGCTCGTGGAATCTCGGCATCAAGGTCACGCCGTTTGCCCCCTGGTGGCTCATTGCCAACTTTGACATCGTGTGGCCTGAGGGCAGCCTGTCGCAGCTCGCCTCAACGGCAGGGCGCGCTAACCTTTGCTTATCTGGCGGCTCCCCGCCTTGGTGCGCTTTCACTCTTGGTGACGAGGTTGTCAGCCAGGTCGGCTTGTTTGACGAGGCCTTGCACCCCGCTTATTTTGAGGACAACGACTATGAGCGGCGCACCCTGCACGCTGGCTTTGACGTTGTGCGCGCCGACATCGCTGTGCACCACGACAACTCCAGCACACTGCGCCTGGGCTACAGCGACCGCAACGGCCCCACCTTCCAGTCCAATAGCCTCTACTACAGCCGCAAGGCATCCATGGAGGACTACACCGCTGGTGAGTGGCGGCTGGGTATTAGGCGGCGGCAGTCATGGGACTAGATCACCGTTGCTACAAAGACGCCCACGCAGGGCACACCTGCTGGGTCGTGGGCAGCGGCTCCAGCCTCAACCACATTGACCCTAGCTTCTTTGCTGACAAGTGGGTCATGGCGGTGAACTACGCCGGCACCACGTTGGGCTTGCCAAGTTTCTACAGCGTCAGCCACCATCACAGCGACGCTGACGCCATTGCCCGCTATCGCCCCGATCTAACGGTGTTCACCACTGAGGTTGAGCAGCTGCCCGAATGTGATCGCAGCCCAGGGCGAGCGATAGAACCTAACGTTGTCTTTGTTCCGACAACACCCCAGCGCTACAGCGCTTGGAACCCTGAGACCGACTGGCCGAGCGATCCCGACGTGCTG